GCACCATTGAAGGTGGTCACACATAGGCGTTCAGCGCCCAAGGCTCAAAGGCCTGGGAACGGATGCTGAGCGCCGTTGCACAGAGGGCGTCGGAGAAGGCTGATCGACAACCTGATAGTCGTCTTTCTTTTCCTCCAACAAGCGGGCGACACGTGGTGCCTCACGAGGTCGGTTCTTGCGAACCCACCACTTGTGGGCGATCACGGCCTCCAGCTCTTTGCGATCTGGGAGTGGGTGAGTGAGCAAATAGTCGCGCAAGGCGCCCAAAAGCTTATCATCACAGGACAACAAGACGCGAGCGAGCCTTTCCTCCATGTCAAACCACGAGAACAGATTCGAGACAACGCCGCCGAGCGCTTGGACTCCGCGATAAACGCTGGAGACCACGCCGGTGGCGCCGCCTTTCCCTGACCAAGCGGAAGAGAAGGAGTCATAGGCATCTTTGCCCTTGTCATATGTGTCCACAAGCCACGCACGGGGATCACTGACGCCGTCGCGCGCAACGCAACGTGCTGTCGAGTACAGCGGAAGCTTGCCTAGAGCATTAGTGAGCAATAAGCGCACTTTGGGCTCTGAGACACACGAAGGCGTCGGCTTCGCCGTTCCGGACGATGCTTCAGAAGAGTAAATGTTCGCGAGGGGAACACCCGCCCAGCAAGCGTAAACGGTGACCTCATAGGTCTCCGCGACGCCAGCCGGGGAGGCGATCTCCAAGAGAGCACACCCATCGGAGGAGGCGGGCGCGCCAGTAGGCGCGCGCTCAGCAAAATCATCGTTCCACGAATTGGAAACGAAAGGAATGCGGGCCTTCTCCACAGAGTTGGGGGGCCATTGATAGCAGTCCATGGAATACACCTGGCTGCGCGTAAGCGCAGTGATGTTCCCATAAGAACTGCCAACGTTTTGATAGTTGGTGAGGGTGACCAAGCCACCCTTGTTCAACTCCGGCGTGATGCATTTGACCACGATCAACAAGCCGCAGTTCGAGAGAGTCTCGTACTGAGCGGCAAAATTGGCGTAGCCTTGCACGTTCTGCGATAGAACAGAAGTCACAGCACCGGCGGCATCGTAACCTGTGCCATACGTGACATGTGCTTGCGGCGCACAGCATGCCCACAGGCGGAGCGACTGCTCCGTACCTGCGGCCCACTGGACCGTAGAGACAACAACACGCGTGGCGGTCACAAAATTGACGGTGTTCAACTCGTTCCCGGCCGGAGGACCAACCATGAAACGCAGGCGTGCTTCAGTAGCTCCTTCGACGAAGCGGTGATAAACCGCGTCGGCGTTAAGCATCTGCTGCACGCACATCAATGAATCGGCGTCCTCCATGCCAGCAAGCTGCATGGCAAGGTTGGCGCCTTTTGAAGCCCCCTTCTTCTTGGGCTTCTTCTTCTTGTGCGTCCGTCTTTTCGGCTGCACTTTGATGACCTCGATCTTCGGTCGTGCTTTCTTGACGACAACGACCTTCTTCTTAGCCATCGCGGAGATCTTATCCGGCGGCGCCTGCGCGCCATTATGCACCGGATGTTCAGCAGGGTCTGAGCGCGAGTAAAAATCCGGAAACCTCGCGCACTGCGGAATGAACTCCGCAAGGCTGAGTTGGATGTGGCCCCAGTTGGGCAGCTTAATGCTGACCTTGTAGAGCGACTCCACACGCTTGATAGCGTGCCTAATCTCAGCCAACACTTGGGTGTTGTAGAGTAATCGATAGCAAGCCTGCAGCTGTTGGACCGCGACTTCGATACTTTTCGACTGGAAACAAGCTTTCGCAAGCATCTTATCGGGTTTCTCGAAGCGGATCCATTGGCGCGGGCCATCTTTCGTCCAACCACACCACACAAGGCCCCACGCACCGTTTCCTTTGGCAGCTTTAGCTTTGAGGTGAAAACCCCAGAGCCTGAAGTACACTTGGAAAACGAACATAACGTTCTTACCGGTGAGCGGGCCGTAGAAGCTGACCAGGGCGTTGTCGCCCATGATGTCAAGCTTCATGTCCTCAGCATTATATGGTAGTTTCCTGTCTGCACAGAAATTATAGTGGGCACGCCGAAATGTGATCTCGGTGGCGATACTGTTATCGCAAAGTGTATTTTGCCCACCACTCTTTTCTGCAACAGTTTCACCGCAGACAGTCCCGTCAGGAAAGACAAGCTTCGCGTGCCTCGCGGCATCGTAAAGCGCCTTAATGTGCTGGGGATGCTTGGACTGGCGCTGCCTGAGACGGCAGAGCATGTCCCAATAATCCTGATTGTAGCAAAACTCCAAGCCGGTGATGTCGCACTCAAACACCTCAGTAGAGGTGCAATGGCGCGAAAAGATCCGGTGGGTATCGCCTTCGATGGATGTACCGACTCTGATGGCACCCTCCCAGGGATGGGTACGGTGCCACTCGAGTATGGGACCAAAAAAACGCTTTTCGAGGTAGTGAAACCACCCCGGCAAGCACACAACCAGGCGCGTCGCTTTCGAAGGTGACAACACTTCGTTCAGTTTCGGGGAGACCATGCCAACGATCGGGGGACACACCGCAGTGCGGGCGAACCTCCGGAAGTTAGAAATTATCTCATTTCCATTCACTGACCAAAGTTGCTTTTTCGTGACGTAGTCCGGCTCCATGAGGGGGGTATTAATCCCGCCAGCACGTGTGCCGTCCCAATCAACGAAATACTCTTCGTGACGCAAGACACCAAAAGGTTCCTGAGGAGAGTATCGCTGCAGGAGGTAGGCGTCCAAAAACAATTTTTCATCTTCACGCATACACAGAAAACCAAGGTCTGCGTAGTACTTCCCTTGGTTAATTGGCCACAATAGCGGATCAGGGTTGACGAAGCCACCCGCCAACCGAGTCACAGTATCCGCTGGGAACGCATCGCGCAAGAGCCCGACTTGTCTGCCGAGACGCATGGGCCTCTC